ACACCTGGCCGCCCACCACGCAGGCGCTGTAATGTCTCGCGCCGACGAGCAAAACTACAACCTGGCAACCGCCTTGGCCAGCGGTACGGGCCCCGTCACCTCCATCCGTGGAGGGGACTACGCCCTCCTGGTGGATGGGACCTTGGGATCCGTCACGGGCATCGCCCTGCTCATTTCTTCGCCGGATGGCGTCATGGTTCCCGCCAGCAACCTGGTGGGCACCGTGCTGAACTTCACGACCGTCCCGAACTCAGTGCAGCCCATCCACCTCCCCCGCGGGAACGTGCAGATCTCGCTGACCGGATCCGGCGGCGCCCTCAACGCGTGGCTGGTCGGACTGGGGTGATCCATGTCGCAAAACGTCGTCGGTTGCTGCAATGACGCCCTGGCCATGGTCGGGGCGTCCTCGATCATTAGCCTGACCGACAACACCAAGTCGGCCCGGGTGTGCAGCGTATTCTACGATTGCAACCGGCGGGCGCTGCTGCGTCGGCATCGGTGGAATTTCGCCATCAAGCGGGCGCAGTTGACGCCGGACGCGACGGCACCAGCCTTCGGCAAGGCCTACCAGTTCACCTTGCCCAACGACTGCCTGAAGGTGATCCTGCCCCGGAAGGACAATCTGGACTGGGTGGTCGAGGGGCGCAAGATCCTTTCGGACTGCGATGACAACGGGACGGATGACGGCGATGGGAATTGGCTTCTGGCCGGCAATCTGGCGGCCCAGCAGTCCACCGGTGCCACCAACACCGCGCCGGTCTTGAACCTGCGCTACATCGCCGACATCGAGGACTGCACCCAGTGGGATTCGGTCTTCTACGATTTGTTGAGCGATGCCATCGCCATCGACATCTGCGAACCCTTGACCAACTCCACCAGCAAGAAGGCCTCGTTGGAGCGTCACTACCAGGAAGCGGTGGAAGACGCCGAACAGTTCGACTCCTTCGAAAAGATTTCCCAGGAGCCTCCTTCGGACAGCTTCTGGCTCGGGAGGAACTGAGCCGTGGCCCGGGTGACGTGGGTCCAGTCCAACTTCAACGGGGGCGAGTGGTCTCCGTTGGCCTACGGCCGCTTTGACCTGGCGAAATACAAGAACGGCTTGGCCATCTGCCAGAACTTCCTGCCGACTCAGCAGGGGGGCCTGACGCGCCGGCCCGGGACGCGTTACGTCGCTCCGGTCAAGAACGCCGCGATCCCGCCCCGGCTCATCCCCTTCGAGTTCTCCATCACCCAGGCCTACATCCTGGAGGTGGGGGCCGGTTACATCCGCTTCTACGCCAATGATGGCCAGCTGCTCACGTCCGGGGTTGCCGCGTACAACGCAGGGACGGCCTACACCATCGGCTCCCTCTGCACCCAAGGGGGCATCACCTACTACTGCATCGCGCCGACCACCGGCAACGCCCCGCCCAATACCACCTACTGGTATCCGCAGACCGGCGCCATCTTCGAGATTCCGACCCCCTACATCAATGCGGCCGACCCCTGGCTGCTGAGCGTCACCCAGTCGGCGGACGTCCTGTTCATCGCGCACCCGGACTACCCCCCGATGGAGCTGCAGCGTTACGGGGCGACGAACTGGGTGTTGTCGGTATGCCAGTTCCTGGACGGCCCATACCTGCCGACCAATGTCACCGCGACGACCCTGACCCCTTCCGCGACTAGCGGAACCGTGACGGTCACGGCAAGCTCCATTGTCGGCATCAACGTGACCACAGGGAACACCGGAACCGGGTTCCAGGCTACCGACGTCGGGCGCATGCTTCGGATCAAGTGCGGGGGCATCTGGCTGTGGGGAATCATCGCTTCGGTGGTGAGCACCACCGGGATCACCTGGACTATTGGCGCCACCTACGCCGACCAGATCCCGACCCAGGCGACGGCGACGGCCAACGTGTCCGGCGGCAGCGTCTTCAGCATCTCTATCATCAATGGCGGTGGCGGCTACGGCGTGACTCCCCCCAGCGTCACCTTGTCGGGTGGCGGGGGCAGCGGGGCCATCGTCTACGCCCTGTTGACCGATGGGGTTGTTTCTTCCATCACTGTAAGCGTGACGGGAACCGGCTATAGCTCGGCGCCCACCGTCACCTTGACGGCGCCCACGCCCGTTCTCGCTTCGTCCACTGCCTTCTGGCAGCTAGGGGTGTGGGGTTCGGTCAACGGCTACCCCAGCTGTTGCACCTTCCACCAGGATCGGCTTGTCTGGGCCGGCTGCGCGAACTATCCCAATGAGGTAGACGGTTCGAATACTGGCGACTATCTGAACATGGCGCCCACCCTCCAGGATGGCACCGTCACCGACGCAAATGCCCTGAGCTTCACGCTCAATTCAGGCAGCGTCAACGCGATCCGCTGGATGATTAGCGACCAGTGGGGGCTCCTCATCGGGACGGCCGGCAGCGAATGGTGCGCCAGCCCGAGCAACACCCAGCAGGCCATCACCCCGACCAACCTGAACGTCGTGCCGATGTCGAACTACGGTTCCGCCGCGATTCCCCCGCTTCGAGTGGGCCGCTGCGTCCTGTTCATCCAGCGCACCGGCCGAAAGATCCGGGAGATGATGTACCAGTTCATGCTCCAGACCTTCGTGGCCCTGGACATCTCCCTGGTGTGCGAGCACCTGACCAAGGGTGGCATCCAGCAGCTGGCCTTGCAGCTGGCCCCCCAGCAGGTCGTCTGGATGGCCACCAAGCTGGGCGCCCTGGTGGGGCTGACCTACGACAAGGACCAGGACGTCTGCGGCGGCCACGAGCACATCCTGGGCGGCTTCTCGGACGTCGCCCAGGGCACCCCGCCCGTGGTCATCAGCACGGCTTCCATCCCTGACCCCACGATCACCCGGGACGAGGTATGGGTGGTGGTGCAGCGCTACATCAACGGCGCCGTGGCCACCAACGTTGAGGTTATGTCCAAGCTGTGGGAGAACGGCGATCTGCTGGCCGCCTGCAATTTCCTGGACTCCAGCGCGTCGTTCCTGGGTTCCGGGACGACCATCTCCGGGCTCACTTGGCTGGTGGGCCAGACCGTGGGTGTCCTGACCGATGGCGCGGTGCATCCCCCCTGCGTGGTTAGCAATACCGGCACGATCACCCTGCAGTGGCCGGTCGTGGCCCAGGCTCAGGTGGGGCTACCCTACACCTCGTTGGCGCAGACCCTCAACATCGAAGCCGGGGGCAACGACGGGCCTTCCCAGGGCAAGTTCAAGCGGATCTTCCGGACCGTGCTGCGGTTCTTCCAGTCCATCGGAATCAGCATGGGCACCACGGTAGAGGGGGCGGGTGTCTACCCAGAGTCCTTCCGCGACAGCAGCATGGGCATGAACGCGCCACCGGCCCTTTTCAACGGGGATCAGCGTTGGGAATACGAGGGTGACTGGGACGACACTGGAATGCTATACTTCCAGACCAGTGACCCCCTCCCCAGCAACATCACCATGGCCATGGTCCAGATGGATACGGAGGACGCCCAATGACCCAGGTGGTGCCCTACGAGGCCGAGCATGCGCTCGCCCTGGACCTGCAGATGCACCAGCAGAGCACGGCGCGGTTCATCACCCTCGAATACGCCAAGTCTTTGGAAGGCGAGTTCTCCTACACCGTGCTGCTGGACGGTTCCCCCATCGCGGTCGGAGGCATCGCCAAGCTGTGGGAGAACCGGGGCTTCGTCTGGTCGATGGTGGATCGGCGCGCCGGCCCGCACTTCACGACCATCACCCGTGTGGCGAAGAAGGCGCTGGAGCTGGCGCCCTACCGGCGCATTGAGGCGGATACCCCCTGTGATTTCGTTCAGGGCCATCGGTGGCTGCGCATGCTGGGCTTTCACGTGGAGGCTGAGTGCATGCGAGCCTACATGCCGGATGGCACCGACCACACACTTTACGCGAAGGTGAAATAATGGCTGCCGCTCCGATTGCCCTCATGGCCGTTTCGGCCGTAATGGCGGCTTCCGCTGCCTTCAAGCAGGGGCAGGCCCAGTCCCAGGCTGCTAATTACAATGCCACCGTCGCCAGCCAGAACGCGAATAACGCCGCCTCGCAAGCAGCCGCTGCTTCGGATTTGCAGACCCGGCAGGCAGAGCGCCAGGCGGGCGCTGAGGTGGCTGCCTACGGCGCGGCCGGCGTCGATCCTGCCACCGGTTCAGCTTCGGATGTGCTTTCGAACAGCGCCCAGATGGCCACCCTGAACAACCTGACCACCCAATACAACTACAAGTTGCAGGGCATCGGCTACCAGGACCAAGCCAACCTGGACTCATCTGAAGCGGGATTCGCAACCTCTGCCGGGATGCTTAACGCGGCTGGTGGCCTTGTCGGAGCTGCGTCCAAGGCGTATCAGCAGGGGATGTTCAGCAATGGGGGCACGCAGATTCCCGGCGCTGACGATGACGGACCGGGAACCGTTCCCACCGGCATGAACTATCCAGGAACGTGAGGTAGCACATGGTAATGATTCCACAGGTCAATGACAGCGTTCTTCCGCAAGGCCACGTCGAAATCATGCGCCGAGCTCAGGCCAACGCCGAGGGCTTCGGCGGCCAAGTGGCGCAGGCCGAAGACCGGTTCGGTGGCGACATCAGTGAGGCTGCCAGCGCGGTGCAGAACCAGCTGGACGTTCAGGACGTGACCAATACCCACGTCAAGCTTGCCCAGGCCAGCGTGGACGGTGCGCAGGCGGTTCAGGCCATGGCCAGCCGGCTGCCCTCCGGGGATCAGTCCCTGGTGCCTCAGGCCAACTCCTACATGGATACCTACCTGCAGAACATCTCGGATTCAGCTCAAACCGCGAAGGGGCGGCAGCTGGCCGCGACAGCGGGCGCCTCTCTGCAGGCCGACATCACTCGTCACGCCATCAACGTCCAGGGCGAACTGAACGGCGCTGCCGCGGTGAACCGCTACAACACGATGACCACCCTGGGAACCCAGATGGTTCAGGACGATCCCACCACCGTTGAAGGGGCCGTGGGGAAGCTCAAGAATCTGGTCAACGACCCGAATGGGGCGTTCCACCTTCCCGGCGTGACCCAGGAGGTGCGAGACGCGCACCTGGCGGCAGGCACTCGGATGATCGGTGAGGAAGCGGCCAAGGCCGCCTTTGCCAAGGATCCCGGGGGCATGCTGGGGGCGCTCGGCCCGGCTGCGGCCAAACACGATCCTGGGCCGGCCCTTGTTCAGAATGGAACGGTTCCGGGCGGCCAGGTCAGCCTCAGTCCTGAGACGATGACCCAAGCGCCCCAGATCTTTCCGGCGGCGGCAGCGACCGGTGCCAACCCCAACCTTCTGCTAGGCCAGATTCAGGTAGGAGGCACCCAGGATACTTCCCCGACCCAACTGGCGGTAGACATGGCTGCTCTTCAGCGGCACTACCAAGGAGATCAGGACATGGCCTTGGCCGCCTACCATTCGGGCGCCGCAGCGGTGGACGCAGCGGTCAACCAGTGGGGGTTCGACTGGAAGGCTCACATGCCCGAAGTGGCCACCAATTATGTGGATTCGGTCAAGCGGGTTTCCGGGATGGTGCCCTCCCTTCCAGCTCCTATGGATCCCAACGCTCCTCCGGCGCCCCCTCCTGGCCCGGCCCCTGTCACCCAGTCCAGCATCCCCGGTTGGAACTACATGACGGGGGAGCAGCAGGGGCGGGTGGTTCAGTACGGAACGGAACTGCGCTTGCGGGAGATGGCGGAACAGCGCCGGACCCGGGAGGATGCCAAGCAGGCGGCAGAAGATGCCGAGAATGCAAAGATCACTTCGGCACTGCGGCAGATCGATGATCCGGCCACCAACGGCAAGTTCGACTACAAGGGCTTCATCAATGACCCGAGCGTCACGAACAAGGGCATCAACTTCATCGACGAGGTCCGGAACCGGAAGATCGAGCAGGCTCAGTCCAATGCGAACCGGTCTGACCCCGGAACCTATCGGGGCCTGTGGCTCAAGGTGACGGATCCCAACCCCATCGCTGACCACAGCCAGGACGTCGATTCTATCCGGACCGCGGTGGCCCGCGGGGCGATCTCGATCGGGGATGGCGAGCGGCTGACGTCGTGGGCTGGGCAGTTCAAGGACGACAACGGCAACCCGTTCGCCAAGGGGTTCGCCCAGGTTTCCGGTGTCGTCCGCTCCAGCTTTGAGAAGAACACCCTGGCCCTCGCCGACCCCGGGGCCTACCAGACCGCGTGGCTGACCTGGCAGCGGGACGCCGAGGACCGGATCTCCGCAGCGCGCAAGGCCGGAAAGGACCCCAGTTCGCTGCTCAACCCGAAGTCCCCGGACTACCTCGGGGCTCCTGATCGGGTGGCCACATTCCTGCCCAACGCCCCATCCCTGGTGGCGAACCAGGCGAGCACGGTGGCCGGGCCGGCCAAGGCTTCGTTGCCCAGTTACAAAGACTTCGACTCGCTGGCACCCGGGGCTCAGTTCACCGATCCACAGGGCAACGTCCTGCGCAAGAAGGCACCGGTAAAGGCAGCCGGGGTCACGGGTTCGCTTAACCTCGGGGGGCAGTAGTGGGCAACTGGCAAACAGACTCCGAACCCGTTCTCCCCGAGATCCAGCCCCCGGCCGTGCCCGCCTGGCAGACCGGTTCGACCATGGACATTCCTGCGAGCGCAGGGCGCTCCCGAGCGGCCAGCGGCCTGTGGGATGCGGCCGTCGCGGGCTACCAGGGTTCGGCCACCGGCTTGGCCCTGCGGGGCAGGCTCCCTGATGTGGTGCTCGACCCTCAACACTCCACCTTGCTGGAAAGCCTGACATCCCAGGCCACCCAGATGGGGTCTGAGTTTCCCGAGATGGCGGCGGGCAGTATCGCGGGTGGCGCAGCCGGCGCAGCCGTGGGCTCCTCCGTGCCCGTTGTCGGCACCGCCATCGGCGGTATTCTTGGCGCTGGCGCAGGCGCCTTTGCCGTTCCCGCCGCGCTTCGTACCGCCCTGATGCTGCGCTACCAGAACGGTGAAGTCCAAAGCGCAGGTGACTTTCTGAACCGCACGGCCATCGTCTCGGCAGATGCGCTCAAGCAGGGCACCGTAGGCGCCCTGACGGCCGGGGTCGGCGCTGCGGCCAAGCCCCTGGGCGCCCTGGCCGCGACTGGCGCCGAGATCGGCACGATGACCACAGCTTCTGCCGCGCTCCAGGGCAAGCTGCCTGAGCCCGAGGACTTCCTGAACGCAGCCATCATGGTCGGCGGCATGCACGCAGCCGGCGTCGTCTCCGGCCGCCTGCGCGAGGTCTACGCCCAGACCGGCGTTCGGCCCGAGCAGGTTCTGGCCGATTCCAAGGCAGATCCGTCCATTGCTGAAGATCTGCAGAAGCCCGCGGTCCCGGTCGAGAAGATCGCGGCTGAGACGGAGCTAAGCCAAGCCGCAGCCGCTGACATCCCCAAAGCCTACCAGCCGATGGCCGATGCGCAGGCCGTGGCCGATGCCATCCCCAATCTGCCGAATGATGAAGCTGTCGTCCCCGAAGTGTTCGGCCCCACTCAACCGATCCCAGGAGAGCCGCGGCTGGGCCGCACAAGCTTTCAGTATCTCAACACGACCGATCAGATGAATGGGGCGATACTGCGCCTTGAGCAGATTGCTTCCGATGGAATCGATAAAGCGAACCGGGGCGTCGTCTCTAATGCTGAAACGGCTGCGCAGGCCGCCGACTGGCTCCAGAGTGCGCTAGGCGAGGGGGGCGTCCCTAACCGTAACCCCGGGGATCCGGTCAGCGCGCCCGAGATGGTGGCGCGCAAATGGCTGCTTGAACGCTCGGCTTCGGAGATGGTCCAGCGGGCACTGGAGTATAACAAACTGGATAACCCCACCCAGGAGCAGACGGACGCCTGGATGCAGTCGAACGCCAGAGCCAACATGGCCACGGCATTGGTCAACTCGTTGAGCGTCAAAGCCGAGGCCGGCCGCACGCTTCAGGCCGCGCAGATCACCAGCGGAGTCGTCGAGCACGCCCAGCTTCTGTCCGACATCCTGGCACAGAGCGGCAAGACCCCCAAGGAACTGGCATCCATGGTCGCGCAACTGGACTCGGCCGAGGGGGCTGCCCGCATGGCGCAGCTCCTGCACCCGGCAACGAAGTGGCAGATGGTCATGGAGGGCTGGAAGGCCGGGCTCCTGGGGCCTACCACAGTCATCAAGAAGTCCCTGTCCGACATCGCCATGATGGCTTCACGTCCTTTCGTGGATGCTGTGGCCTACGGCGTGGGCACGCTCCCAGGCATGGAGCAGCACATGACGGCCATGGAGCCGGTCGCCCGGATTGCCGGAAACTTTCTCGGCGCCAAGGAAGGCCTCATCCAGGGGTGGAACGTCCTGAAGGCCGATTTCGGGGGCGCCGACACCACCGGCAACGTCACGGAGACCCAGCACGCCATTCCGGGGCTGGCTGGCCAGATCATCCGGCTTCCTTTTTCCGCGCTCAAGGCGGTCACCACCATTTTCGAATGCATGGAGGCCCGGGGCGAGGCGGGCGCCATCGGTGCGCGCCAGGCTACCGCCGAAGGACTTAACCCGATGACCCGCGAATGGTGGGACCGGGTGGGCGACGTCTCCACTGACTCGAAACAGATTCAGGACTTCAAAACCCGGATGACCTTCGGGGCTGAGGTGGGCCCGTGGATGGAGGCTGCCGGAAAGCTTGCCCGCACTCCCATCATGGGTACCAACATCGCGCCCGGGGAGTTGTTCCTCCCGTTCAGAAAAGTGCCCGCCAACGTCCTGAAGGAATCCCTGCGGCTCAGTCCATTCGCCCCGCTGGTAGGAGAGTGGCGCGCAGACTTCGGTGAGGGTGGTATTAGCCGGAACAAGGCCATCGCCGAGATGGCCATCGGAACCGCGGTGGCCGGGTTGGCAATGGCCTACGCCGCAGCCGGGAAGATCAGTGGGTCCGGTGACCCCGATCCTGCCAAGCGCCGCGCGCAGCTCGCGTCAGGCTGGCAGCCCGGTAGCATCCTGATCAACGGCACCTGGCACAGCGTTGGCATGATCCATCCGGTTGGCACCCTGCTGACCATGGCCGCCGACGTCCATGAGATGAGCGACCGGATGGAAGCTGGGGAATCCGACCAGGCCATGAAGATCCTCCAGGGCGCCTTCGCCCACGCCGTAACCCAGCAGTCCTTCCTCCAGGGCATGACCAATGTGGTGCATGCGCTGGACGCCCCTGAGAAGTCCGGCAACGTCTTCGTGCAGAACCTTGCGGCCAGTGTGGTTCCGGCCACCGTCAGCCAGATGGCTTCGATGATCCATCAGGATCCGTACAAGCGCCAGATTGACTCCATCAAGGATGCGGTGCAGGCCCGGATCCCGGGGCTGCGCGAGCAGATGCTGCCCCAGCGCGATGCGCTTGGCGCGCCCGTGGCCAATGACGACCGGCTCCTGGGCATCTCGCCCAGCGTGGCCAGCACACCCAGCACTGATCCCGTACGGGCTGAACTGGGCCGGCTGGAGAGCAAGGGCTTCGGCGTGGGCGTTCAGGCTGCGCCGCACAGCATCAACTTGCCCGATGCCCACATGAAAGACCTTGGCAAGGTGGAAGTCACGCCCCAGCAGCGCGACGTCTTCAGCACTGTGGCCGGGCAAATGTCCCACCAGATCCTCAGCACCATGGTGACGAACCCCATGTGGGAGCATGTTCCCGATGCGCTCAAGCAGCAGATGATGCAGAAGGTATTCGAACATGGTGACAGCGTGGCCAAGGCTACCATTCTTTCGCCAGAGCAGCGCCAGCAGGAAATGATCCGGATCTTGGCTGGCGTCAAGTCAAGACTTACCGCATCAGTTGAGAAATAAGCCACAAGTTGTCATAATCTAAACGTCGAACAGGCCCCGGCGCGGACAAGCCTGAACCCAGTCACAGGAGTTTTCCATGACGGTTCAGGCCATTGCGACCCCCGAGAGCTACGTTGGAAACGGCGTCACCACGCTGTTCCCGGTCAACTTCAATTTCTTCCTGCCGAACGATCTGCTGGTGACGCTGGTGGACACCACCAGTGGCTCACCCGTGACGTCCACCCTGGTGCTGAACGGGACGCCCGGCTACAGCGTGGCCGGCGGCCTCAGCGCCGTCACGGGCCTCTCCGGGAACGGGTCCATCACCACGTCCTGGGCTCCCACGGCCTACCAGACCATCATCATCAGCCCGAACTTTGCGCTCACCCAGCAGACCCATTACGTGCCCAACTCCCCGTTCCCTGCGGCCTCGCATGAGAATGCCCTGGATCGGCTGACCTTGATCGCCCAGCAGCAGGCGGTGGCGCTAGGTGAGTGCATTCAGGCTCCGGTTGGAGTATTGGGCTTCACCGGAACCTTCCCCTTCATCACGCCATCCGTCTATGGCTTCAGTCTGGGGCTGAACGCCAATGGCACGGGCCTCGCGTGGATCGCCAACGGCAATGCCCAGCAGTTGACGCAGCTGGGCGACACCACCAACCCGGCCAACGGCAGCGGCATGATCGGCTACAACCCGGCCCTGGCCTATGCCGCCGGGACGGTGGGCTACACGCTGAAGAACGCGCTCACCGCCGTGGCCGCCTACATCGTGGGCCAGACCGGAAACAGCTTCACCACCACCGGCACCGGCGCGGCCTACATCGGCACTCCGGCCAGCCCGGCCACTAACGCTGCCGGTCAGCGGGTGAATGCCACGTTCGCCCTGGCCGGGACCGGCTCTCCCACCCTAGCCGTGTCGGGCCTCGCGGCGCTGCCACTGGTCGCCTACAATAGCGCGGGAGTGCTGGTAGCCTATCAGCCCTACCTGGGGCAGGTCGCCGACGTGCAGTGCAACGGCACCCAGTGGATCGTGCTGGAACCGATCACCAAGTCCACCACCAGTGGCGGCCGCTTCAAAAACCTCATCGTGGCCTATGGCCAGAGCAGCGGCATGGTCGCCATCACCGCCGACGAGGTGACGGTGGAGGACACGGTCGGCAACCAGACCCGACTCTCGACGGTCAACACGAGCGCCACTCTGGCCACGGTGGGTGCCATCGGCGGCACGGACGGCTCGACCCTCACCGCCGGGAACATGTACACCGTTTGGATAGCCTACAACCCGGCCACCCAGGCCGTGGGTGCGCTGATCTCGGCAGAGTCTCCTACCATCCCGACCGACGCACTGCTGGGGCCTGTCACGCCGGTCAGCGGTTACACGCAGTATGCGCTCGTCTCCATCAACAAAATCAAGGCGCTCGCCCCAGCCTACTGGCAGCCAGCGATCCAGACTGGGTCCGAGTTGAGATTCACTGTTGGATCGTATCTAACGGCAATGCCAACCATTTGCTCTGGAATTCTTGGGAGCCCAACAACTCCCACCTGGCAAGCTGAAACCGTGCGTGGTAACGGGGCTCTGGTTCCTTATCATGCTTCAAAAATTCAAGGTCTGGTGGCTATTACTAGTGGCTCTACCAGTGACATCTTTGCAATTGCTCCCAATGCTTCATACGGAGTCTATAACGGGGCAAATCCTCCACCGTTTACGTCTGGCTATTTTGGCTCTAATTATTTTACCCCACCAGTCTATTATGACATGCTTTTAGAGGCAAATACGGTTCAGGTCTATTCGGCTACATCGGGAACTACGTGGTTCCTCTATGGCTACACCCTCAACCTATAAGGAGACAAAATGGCTAATTGCATCGACCCACAAGGCAATCTCCACAGTCAAGATCCCATTCCCGATGGCTGGACCCCCTGCACGGATGGGGACGCCGCCTACACCGCCGCGCTGGCCGCGCTCCAGGCCAAAGGGGCGACCTCCCAACAGCAGGCGGCGGCACAGGCGCAACTCGACAAGAGCGACGTGACGTTCCTTCGTGCCCAGGAGGCCGGAACCGCGTTTCCGCAGACCTGGAAGGACTACCGCACGGCCCTGCGCCTGGTGGTCAAGGCCGGTGGCGACCTGCCGACGCTGCCCGCGACCTACCCGGACGGGACGCCGACATGATCACCCGCCTCAACGCCTGGGTTGCCGTCAAGATCACCGACGGCGTGGGCACGATGTGGTGCGCCTATGCCTTCGCCCTGCTGGCCTGCCTCAGCCTGCCCGATGCCCTCCACGCCGGCCTTGCGGCAACCATCTCCTGGGTCGCCCAGACCTTCCTGCAGCTGGTGCTCCTCAGCATCATCATCGTGGGCCAGAAGGTGGAGTCCGCGGCCAGCGATGACCGGGCCGTCAAGACCTATTCCGACTGCGAAGAGATCCTCATCGACACCAGGGAGATTTTAGCCCTGCTGAAAGGAAAGCCATGACCGCAGACCCCGAAAAAGTTATGGTGATGGCCATGCAGATGATGGAGAAGGTAGATGCGGCACTGGTGCGCGTCTACGACAAGCTGGATGAAATCGCCAGGGAGCGGCGGGAGGAAGCGGAGCAGCGGGGCGGCATGGAGTCGCGGCTGTCCACGTTGGAAGACACTCATCGCAGCACCAGGGCACTGGTGTTCACGCTCATCGGCGCCGGAATTCTCAGCGTGTTCGGCTGGATCATCCGCGCTATCACCGTAGGAGGTGCCAAGTGAACCTGAACTACTGCCAGACCACAGGAATTCTCACCGACGACGAGGGCACCGTCGTCGCCCATGGCTGGGCCGGGCGCCAGGAGGGCAAGAACAATCCGGACATGGAGGACGTCCACAGCACGGGGCCGTTGCCTGCTGGGACCTACAGCGTGGGCCCGTGGGGCGACCACCCCCCGGTGGGTCCGGAGAGCGCCAAGCTGACCCAGACCAGTGGTGAGTCCTACGGGCGTGATGGGTTCTACATCCACGGGCCCGGCGACGCTGACTACGGTCAGGAGTCCAAGGGCTGCATCGTCATCCCCCACGCCGAGCGCGAGGCGGTCATGGCGCTCAACCCCGACCAGATCACCGTCAGTGCCTGACCCCTACCTTGGGGATCCTTACGACGAAGATCCCTACGACATCCCAATCCCGGAGGAACCATGCTGGCCTGGCTTAGTTCTCTCACTCAGCGCGCCGGAGCCTATTTCTTGTCCTGGGGCGACCCCACCGACAAGACCACCGAGATCAGGCTGATCGCCTTCGGGGCCTTCGTCGTGGTGGGGCTGATCCTGATCTGGGTGGAGTTCTGGGGCACCGTGCCCCACCACATCAACAACCAAGCGCTGATGACCCTCGGCGGTGTCTGCGGGCTCGGCGCTCTTTCCATGAGAGGTGGGCAGTGACTTGGACAGGAAAGCTAGGAGTGTGGCTCGGGGCCGCGGTGCTGATCTTCGCGGCCGGCTTGGGGCTGGGCTGGAAACTCTTTCGTGCGAAACCCGTGGCGGCGGTGGAGGTGGCGATGCCGGCAGCGCGGCAAGCGGACGGCAGCCTGATCCTGGAGCGCGCGCCGGACGCCAACGCCAAGCCAGCGCAGCAGATCCCGAAGGGCGCCAAGGTCGAGCGGATCGAAAGGATCCAGGTTCGGGCATCATCTGCACCCGCCGCGGCGACCGCCCCAACGAATGGGTCCGGCCAGCCGGCCGCCGCGCTGACCCCGGCCCTCCCGTCTACAACGACAGTGGATCTGACCCTCTTGAGGATGCCGGATGAAAGTCAGCGCGTGGTGGCAAGCAGCCCTGACGGCACCATCGTGGGAGGCGTGGACATCCCGGTGTCATCCGCGCCGCGCGAGCCGAAGTCAACGGCCATCGGCGGCTACGACCTGGTCAACAAGGCCTACCTCGCAGGCT